TGAAGAAACTGGAGAACATTCAGAACAAACAGTGCCTTTGTATCAACAGCTTGATTACAGCTCAGGTGAGCTTATTGCTAACATGGTTGCAGAGTTGCAGTCATTAAGACAAAGAGTTGCTGAATTAGAATCAAATTAATATATAATAAACTTTTAACTTGGAGAATAATATGAGTAAGGAAAAAGTAAAAACTGAAGATAGAACAGTTATCACTTTAGATGAAAGAGAATATAAAGAGTCAGAGTTAAACGATGACCAGAAAGCTCTTGCATCTGAGTTAAATGTGATTGCTAGAGATATGATGCAGCTAGAAGCCCAATGGAATAAGCTGAATCGTGATAAGAACTATCGTATTGCTGATTTTCAAAACAGCATAGATGCTGAGGAAGAAAAAGATGATTGATATATTAGTCATAGCTAACGTTATTGTTACAGGTGTCCTGTGTTGGATGCACATAGAAGATATTGAGGACATCTGGAAGAAATAATGTCTAAGCCAACTGCTGCAACTGTACATTCAGAACTTATGAGGCATGAGACTGAATGTGCAGAACGCTGGAAAACATGTTTTAAGCAATTAGATAAGCTAGATAATGACATTAATTTTATAAGAAATTTAGTTATTGGTGGTGTTGGTACTATTGCTTTAACTTTTTTAGGATTTATCTTTACACAAATATGAAAAAATTAAAGTCAATTTTAGGTACACTTGCTCCAACATTAGGAGCTGCTGTCGGTGGTCCTCTTGGAGGTCAAGCTGGTGAAATACTAAGCAAAGTATTAGGTGTACAAAACAACCCAAAAACGATTGAACATGCAATAAACCATATCACTGCTGATCAAATGGTTGAACTTAAGAAAGCAGAACAAGAGTTTCAGCTTAGATTAAAAGAATTAGAAGTTGACGTGTATAGACTTGAAACACAAGATGTACAAGATGCTCGACAAAAGTTTAGCAGCGACTGGACACCTAAGTTTTTAGGCGTTTTATGTCTGTTAGGTTTTTTTGGATATATAGGTTTAGTTACACTTTATCCTCAACCAGATGCTTCTGACGATATTGTGATGCTTGTTATCGGTTCGATTACAGGTATTGCAACGGCTGTCATAAGTTTTTATTTTGGATCAAGTAATAAAGATAGAAAATAATGTCAGAAAGTTTTGGTAGAAAAGAATTAATCAAACGTTTAGTTGATTTTGAAGGTATGGTGCTTCACGTATATAAATGTTCAGCAGGATATGAAACGATAGGTGTTGGACGTAATATAAACCAATCCGGGGTAGGCATCAGTGAAGAAGAAGCACTGTACCTTCTTTCTAATGACATTGATCGTGTTATAGAAGAATTAAATAAATTTTGGCCTGTGTGGAAAACATTTCCACAAGAAGCACAATATGTAGTTATTGATTTAGTATTTAATATGGGTATAAATACATTTAATAGCTTCCGTAAAACTAAGTCTTATATGGAACTTGGTGAATGGGAAAAAGCTGCAGACGAGTTGTTAAATAGTAGGTATGCAAAGCAAGTAGGTAGACGAGCTTTATTTAACTCTGAGGAGTTAAGAAAATGCCAACAAAAACCCAAGAGCAACTAAACCACGCAAAACGGACTGGCCTATTCGGCGAATCATTAGTTCTGGCCTTTTTACAAGAATACGCAAACTTTTGTTATCCAACATGCGAAGGCCATCCTGCAGATTTAATTGTAGAGTTTGGCAATAACTCTCTTTATAAAGTACAAGTTAAAACACGTAATAAATCTGTTAAGGGTAACTATATATTCCCTTTCGAAAATCACAGAAACATGTCAGAGATGCACAGGAGCTATCATATAGATATATTAGCTTTTGTATTTTTACCTCAAAAAAGAATCATATTTAAACCTTTTACAGGTTATCAAAAATATCATACGTATAAAGAAAAAGATCTTTTAGATAATATAGAAAATACTAGTTTTGAAAAGTGCTTAGAATCATTAAATAATGTACCTAAGTTTAAATCCTTTTTAGGTGAGGCCGAAAAAAAGGAGGTATGAAATTAATCATTACAGTAAGGGGAATATTTCCGACCTCTTACTTATTTTATCTTTAATACACCTTAAATAATATTAATAAAATTATTTACTTTTATATAATTATGGTATCTAATATCTCTAGGAGGTATTTATTATGAAAACAATTTACATAGTAAAAATTTTTACAGGTGAGACCAAAGATGATTATGTTGTGTGTATGTCTACGCCTAAAAGAGAAGATGCTATAGCTAGAACGAAACGTATGATTCGTGATGGTCACAGATGTCAATATGAGACTGTTGAACTAAGCAAAGGTGCTTACTAATGCAATATTCTGAAACAGTAGAAGAACGACGTAAAGATCTTATAGACGAGTCCATGGATAAAACATGGACTTGTATCTATGCACAATGGGATAAAACTCAAGATAACCATAAGGAAGAAGATTCTATACAGACTTATTATGCCAGCGGTAGAAAAGAAACTGTTAAATTTTCTGAGCCAGATAAAGTAAGAGTAACTTGGCATACGCCTATGAGAAAATGGTTGTTTAAATTATTTATTAAAGATGGTAGGTAAAAAAACACCTTATAACATAGCAACATGTTCAAGCACGCCTGTGATCTTGGGCCTTAGTCCATATCAAACACAAAACGAGCTATTAGATATTGCCATAAAAGCAGATGCAGGTGAGATACCGCACAGCGAACAGCTATTATTACAACGTATGGGAGATCTTTTAGAAGCACCATTATGTGAAGAAGCAGGTCGCATGCTCGGGCTTGATTGGGTTAAGACTGATCATGAAGAGCCCATTAAACACGAATATTTGCCACTTATGGGCTCACTAGATGCCACAGGTCATGCTACTAACTTACATTTTAAGTCTGATATGCATGAATGGCTTATATTGCCAGAGAAGGAGTCTCTTGTAATCGATGGACCTGGTGTAATTGAATGTAAATGCACTAGAAATGCTGGTACAGATGATATTGAAGATTGGAGAGGTGTAGTACAAGCTAAATCACTTATGGAATGTGGTCCTTACAATTGGGCCATTGTAATTGTTTTATGGCAATCAACAGATTTTAGAATATATATGTACGGTGAAAACACTAAAGAATTTAGAAATAAGTTATCAGAAGCCTGCATTGATTTTAAACGTAGAGTCATAGAAAAAGACTATTATCCACCTGTTACAACTAATGATGCTAATGTTGTATATAAAGAATCACAGCCAACAGTTATAAGTTTACCTAATAAAGCAAAAGATTATATAAACACTATCAATAACGGTAAGCAACTCATAAAAGATTTACAAGCATCAATAGATGATGCAGAGAAATCATTAAAAGAACTTATACAAGACAATGAAATAGGTGAAGTTGATAATTACGTAGTCAAATGGCCGATGATTAATTACAAAGCTAAACCTGAACGTATTGTGCCAGCTAAAGATGCCCACTCTGTAAGAGCTAAAACGCTAAGGATAAAAAAGTATGACTAATGAAGAACTTAAAGCTGTATGGATCAGTGATAAAAGCCATCAATTATTAAAGCAGTATTGCAGAGATAACGGTCAAAAAATGATATTTGTTGTTGAAAAACTTATTAAGGATAATCTAAATGGTAAACAGCAGAACAAAGGGAGCTAGTTTCGAAAGAGAGATCGTTAAATTATTTAATGAATTTTTAGATAAATACGATCAACCGCATATAAAACGTAATCTTGAACAATATCAAGAAAAAGATTTATGCGACTTACATTTTTTTGATTTTTGCGTTGAATGTAAGAGATATGGAGAATATCCAGATAATTGGTATAAACAAGGATGGTGGGATCAAGTTTGCAGAGCTGCCCAAAAAAATAATAAATATCCTCTGTTGGTCTTTAAATACAATAGAAGACCTATAAGGGTAGCTCTGCCTTTGCGTTTTTTATCAGATACCTATGATGATGATATGAACAAGGTGTTTGTTACAACAATTGAAGATTTTTTAGATACTCTAGATGTATTTATTGCAAAAGGTAAGTATAGAATATGATCTATGAGTCAAGAAGATATTGTATGCATAACATTTGGCGATTTTTGCGCTATTGAATATATTAAAGATATAGAACTTAAATACGATAATGATATGAAACTAGAAAGTTTTGATGAGTTTTTATCTAATAACAGATATGATCTTGTCAGAAGGTGGCGTGAGTATTCACAGCCGACAATCCATTAACATTACATAAGGAGGTTGACATGGATTTATTAGGACTTAACAGTCAAGGACAATCATTATTTATAAAGCATAGTCATGCAGACAAATGCTGGAAAAGTGGTGAAAATATTATTGAGCCAAAATATATATTTGTTGATCCTGAGACTGCACAAACTGGTTGGGGTATGTATGATGGTAATTGGCATTATAAATTCGATGAAAAGGTAGGAGTAGCTGATGAGCAACCTTCACATGATCATAGAAGAGCCTTTAGCATTTGCCTATATATTCCAGATGGACCAGATAAAGGACCATATATATGGCGTAATTTTACATGGGGAGAATGTGTAGGATTTAACGAGCTTGTAGGATTATTTTGGTCAGAGAAAGATAAAAATATAGGCAAAGTTGCAGCTCTTGAATATACAGGAGCTAGAAGCGAAAAAGGTAAAGTTGGTGGTTTTACTGTACCTGAGTTTAAGTTTCTTAAATGGACAGACAAACCTGAAGACTTTGTTTTTGAAACTGTTGAAGTAAAAGAAACTGTAGAAAATAAAACTGCAGATTTTGACTTTGCAGAAGATAAAAAGGAAATCAAAGAAAACGATCTACCATTTTAACAGCATATAAAAGCTGTAAATGGAAAAAATAGATTACATTGCCATTGCTCCACGCGTCGGTGAACATTTACTTGGTCCTACGACTAAGAAAACGGACACCGAGTGGCGTTGGGGTACACATGGCAGTTGGTGTTTAAACCTAGAAAACGGCCTCTTTCATACATTTGAACATAATGAAGGAGGCGGTTTACTGTGGTTTATTGAATATTTAGGTCAAGATAAAAATGACATTTTGTCATTATTTACAAGTAATACAATGAAACCTAAAAAGAAATACCAAAAGTTTACACCGTTTGAGATGCGTGATTTAGCAGAACAAGCGATTGTTACATGTAAATATTCTGATCGCTTTGTAGTAATGCGATTTCCTAAAGATCATAAAATAAAACAAAAGTATGCGCCTTTTTCATTAGAAAACGGAAGCTGGTTATTAAAAAGGCCAGAAGGCAAAATGCCTATATATTTATCAGAAGGAAACGATGAAGAACAAATTATTATTAATGAAGGTGAGAAGGCGGCAAAAGGCTGTGAAAAGTTATACAAGGGAATTAGCTGCTGTTGGCATGGTGGTGTTAATGGTTGGAATAGCTCTGATTGGTCTCCTATTTTTGGAAGAAACATCACGATATGGCCTGACAACGACGAGCCAGGAAAGAAAGTTGCACAAGAACTAGCAGACTATCTTATAAAGAACAAATGCAATGTAAAGATTGCAAAAATACCAGACAATTTTAAAGAAAAAGATGATTTGTATGATGCATACGCAAATCAATTGCTTGATTCACAAGGCTTATATGATCATATAAATAACAATTATATTAAAGCAAGCCGCAAGGGCTTGACTTTACGTCGTGTAAAAGATTTAATTACTGATATTAGAGAACCTGAATGGATTATAGAAGATGTATGTGAAAAAGACTCAGTAATCGACATTTATGGTGCTCCTAAAACAGGTAAATCATTTGTAGCTGTAGATATGGCTTTATCAGTTAGTTTAGGCCTTAAATGGCATAATTTTAATACAGAACAACATCCTGTCATTTATTTAGCAGGTGAAGGTCAACGTGGTATTGCTAGAAGAATATCTGCATGGCAACAGTTTTATGGTCATGATGTATTTAAATCAGAATTATTTGTATCTGACAGAGGTATACGTTTTTTAGATCAAAAAGACCATCAAGAGTTAATAGAACATATATCAGATGTACAAGATGAAATGGGTGATATAGGTTTCATTGTTATTGATACGCTTGCACGTAACTTTGGTGCAGGTAATGAAAACAGTACAGAAGATATGAACCTCTTCATTGAACGCGTGGACGCGCTGAAGAACATCTTTGGCTGCTGTATAGCACTCATACATCATACAGGACACATGTCATCAGGACGCGCGAGAGGGTCTTCTGTGTTACCTGCTGCTGTAGATGCTGAATTCAGTGTTAAAAGAAAAGATGAAAACGATCAAATGATAGTTGAATTTGCTCAAACATTAGTAAAAGACGGTAAAAACATAAAACCAATGTATTTTGCATTTAAAGAAGTGGAACTTATGCAATATCCTGGCATGACGAGTGGCATATTAGAGTATACAGAGAGAACAGAATTAATAGTAGATGATAGCAAAGCGCTAACAGAAACGCAAGAAAAGATTAAAGAACTGCAAGAATCGATGGCAAATGGCATGGACATGGACCCAATATCTATATGGATTAAACATTCTGATATTGTTAGAGCATTACCTGACATTGATGAAAATACAATAAAACAACGATTAAAGCGTCTACGTGATACAGATAAAATACATTGGGAGCGCGGCAAAGGTTATCAGAGTAAAAGTTTTGATGAAATTAAATAGGTTATATGAAAAGGTTATATTGGTTATATTTAGGTTATATAAAATGATCAGATTTATAAGATTTTTTGGTTATAAATTAGGTTATATATATATACCTTTAGGTATATATAACCTATATAACCAAATAAATAATCTCAACCTTAGTTTAGATGTAACCTAATATATAACTATGAACGACAAAGATTTAAACATTTTTAACATGAAACTAAAGGAAGAGGCTAATAAAAATGCTAAAGATCCTGTGTATATAAGTTTGCAAGCTAAAAATAAAAGGTATGAAACTATTGAAAGAATGTGGTCTTTTCATAGATTAGAAAGAATAGTTGATATGGAACTATTAACAAGATATATGCGTGCAGTGCGTAAATACGATGATAACTATCGTGTATCTCAACCAGAAGATAAAATAGAACTTAACAAGATGATGATTAGAGCATATGATGCATTAGAAGAAAATGCTATAAATCAGGGTTATATTAAAAAATCACCTACAGTTATATTTACAAAGTTTCCACAAGAACAATTAAAAAAGTATACTGTAGGCATATGCATACACGAGCATGAATTACCTTATGCTATGAGCGAATACATGGTTGAAGAAAACATTGTAATATTTGCACTGAGCGAGTTATTTTTAGGTTTAGATGAAGACTTATTAAAGACTAAATTAGAACTAATACACTTTCACCCTACAATAGAAGAGGTAAAGAGAAAGAAAAAGAATGAAAATAGAAGTTAGAACAAATATTAAAAAAGAAATTAAAAAGTTAGGCAAATTAAACAGAAGTTTAAAAAAAGAACTTATTGTTAATTCAGTCAATAACTTAGCATTCAGAGCACAGAAGTTTGAAAAGATTGCTGCTAGAAAACATTTAGACAGGCCAACAAAACAAACACTAAACTCAATTGTAGTTAAGAAAAGAGCTAAAGTCAAAAGCGAAAACGCCATTTTAGGTTTTAGACCATGGGCCGAAGAGTTTATAAAGTATCCTATCTTAGGAGGTGTAAGACCAGTACAAGATACAGGTGTTCCTACATGGAATAAGAAGCTAAACAGACACGGTAATATTGCTGGTAGAAAAAGCGGATTAGTTAAAGGTAAGAATCAGTTTATTAAAACTATAAATGGTAT